TATTGCGCCCCAACACCATTTTTCCCATTCAAACCGAACACACATTTTCAATCACATTGCGGTGCGTGTTGCTTGTGCTTCATTCGTTGCACTGCTTCACTGTTCCGTTGTGTTGTTGTTGTCCGTGTTCCATTGGGTAGGTATCGGGGCGGGTTAGTTATTGTTCACAATTAGTTATTGTTCACAATTAGTTATTGGTCACAAATAGCGGATATGCAATTTAAACGTTCTCTTAGTTCGATAACTCGTATGTGTTCACTTTCATACATTCTTTTATATTTTTCAACTTCTTTTTCAAGTTGTTCAATTTTTTCCTTCTCATTCATATTAACACTCCTTTATTTAATAAAATGGTCGGTTCATACTTTAATGCTTGTAAGCAATCGTGACCGACCTTTGTAATTGTAGAGATTGCAAACATACATATAACAGGTCGCAAACCCCAATATCTCACAGGCACTTTTTACGGTGTGCGACCCTGTGACAGATATTATATGATTATCTGTTCCCTACTTCTATATTATAGTATAATCAACTTAATAATGCAAGTCCAAAATGCAATACATAGAAGTATTAAACATAACCAAAATATAACCTTTTTCTGTGGCTCATTTTAACCACCTCAACATTTCCATTGCTTCATCATAATACATATCACTGAACGTGTCATTGTTCAATGCTACTTGAATTGAAGTTCGAACGAAACGTTTTTGTTTACGGTTCAATTTCTTTGTTCTCACAAGACTATTTTTCCATTTCTTTCTTTCTTCTTCAAGTTGTCGGTTTCTAGTTCGTACAACGTTTGTTGTTTTGATTAAGTGATTATAAACACTTTTCTTGATTGTCATTGTTTCATTATTGCAACTGCAATTTTCACATTTCTTTTCACACATAATATTGCTCCTTTATTTTAGTGTAAATTCTGTATCTTTTAATATGATACCGCCTTGTACCCTTTTAGGCAATAACTTACCATAAGAGTGAAAACCTTTTTTGAATGTGTCCCACGTTACTTTTTCTTTGATAGCGTCGGGCATTCCCGCACAAGTTACGTGTAGTTTTCCGTCGATTTCTTCAACATATGTTTTTTGTCTTAAGAAACGCGCACGTGTGAATGTGCTTTCATGCGCCCAATAACCTAGTTCTTTATCATCGATAAGGTGTTCGATTGGTTCGGGTATCTCTGTGCCTACAAGGTGCAAACTGTCTGTATCTGCATATATGAAACGGTCATAACATAATTGTGCGGTACTTATTGTTTTATGTCTAGCCCATGCAGTTATGAACACACCCATAGGTATATAAATAGGGTCACGATAAGTCTTTTCGTCTAACTTCCATTTTACAATATTGTTTTCATCAAGGTACGGTATTTTACCTGTTACGTCGGGGTTTGTTCCAAACTTTCCATATAATGAGTTTAACATCAATTTAGCGAGTTGCCTTATTGCTCCTTTATTTTCTTTCTTAACTTGACCCCACTTGTCAATGTATGGTTTGAATATTCCTTGACACTGTTTAAATTTCCAACCATTTATATATTCAATGTTCCAAACGTCATAATGTTCAAGGAACAATTCAAGGTCGACACTTGTCAACACTAGATTGACAGGTTCTTTACTTTCTTCGATGTATTGGTTCGGTAAGAATGAAAGATTGTTTTTTAATTGTATCGTTGGAATATACCCTTTTTTGACCTTAAATTCACAAGTAAGATTTTGAATATATAAAGGGTACATTTCATCATGTTCATATTGACCTGTGAAGTATAAAGGCCTTCCATAAGGTAAAGGCTTGTCGTACATTACTGACGGGTAAAGGCTATTAACATCAAATACTAAACCGTCTTTTATATCCATGTTTTGATAGCGTGGGTTTACGTAAGTGAAACCGCCTCTATATGCCTGTCTTATATCTGCGTCAACTTTAAGGTCTAATATTGGAAAGTTTATTTCAAATTGTTTTTTGCTTATCGTTCTTTTGAAGTCATTGAGTGCGTCACTTCCGTTTGTTATTTTTGTAAGGTTTTGTGCTATCTGTATTTCAAGTGCCATTGCCACAATTTTAACATCATGAAGCACGTATTCAATTTCTTGTTCTGTAAGAACGTGATTTTCTTTTCTCTCTTCGTTGTAATCAATTTCAAGTTTTTGTATAGGCAAATTAAAGTCTTGTGCTATTTTTTTAACAGGGAAAGGCAACTTTTTCAAACTATCATAAAACGTAACCTTTTGAAGTTTCTTGTTGCCAACACCGAATATAACTTTAAGGATATAGAATTGACCCATTGAAGAAACAACAGTTGAAAACGTTTTTTCTTTCGAGTCTTTGGAATAAGTGAAACCATGATTGAATAACCAATGTATAATAAATTCGCCATCAAACTTTAAATTATGGAAATATACAATCTTGTTTTCTTTGGCGCACCACTCCATGAAATCATCAATGCTCGTCCCTATTGTGGTGTTGTCTGTGTTGCCTACTTCACAAGTACCATATGCCCATACGTGGCAATCGTCCTCTTGTGTTGTTGTTTCAAAGTCTGCAACGTAACGTTTTAACTTTGTCATACACCGAAAATCATTTCAAGTTCACTTAATTTTGCCATTACGTCCATAAACTCGTACATGAAATCTATGTTTGATATATCCTCCGTATAATAAAGGGTCATAAATTCGTCGGCATCCATTGACTTGACTTTTGAAATCAATTTCTTACCCATTTTACCAAATATATTTTTAAGCCCTCTTATATAGTTGGCTTTGTATCGTTTTGCTTTTTTAGCATAATACTTTGGGTCTATTTTCTTCTTCAATGTTTTTTCATATTCTTTCAATTCTTTTTCACTTCTAAAACGATTGAAATTAAATTTCTTTGGTTTGAATTCATTATAACGTGTATCACCCATAAGTACACGGTCACGTACTTTTTCTTCTGTGTCTTCACCCCTTGACTTGAATTGTTTTTTCTCTATCTTTCTTAAACGTTTTTTGTTTTTTCTGTTGAGTTGTGCAATCTCCTGTTTGATTCTGCTGTATGTTTCACGTTGAACAACAAGACCGTGTTCATTCTTTACATACCTAAAGTTTGAACGGTCTGTAAATGTTTCTAACTGTGAAATATATTTATTAAATTCTTGACGACTACCGAAAGCGGTAATCGGTTTTATTTCAATGTCAACATTAACATCAAATAAGTTACTTAAACGTCTTTTTTTACGACTCGCCGAAGTCTGCAACTTCTTTAGTCGTTCAACGTCCTTGTTTCTAATCGCAAATTTATGTCTTTTAGGCATACATATTGCACTCCTTTAATCTCAACCAAGAAACCGCGTTTCTCGATTGTTGCATAAGTTTTCAAGTCTGCTAGTATTGAAAGGTCAAGTTCTGTTTTGAAACGTCTTGATTGCGTATAGTTTAAAATGTCGCGTTCTTCAAGGTATCGTTCAATAAATTTTGTTAGATATAGGTTTGAACTGAACCAATACGTTATGCCCTCGATTGTGACATGATATTCACTTTCTTGTAAATTGTAATATATACCGTTTCTTGTTTTCATAAAAGAAAGGGAGGTCAAACCTCCCTTGCACCTCCTTATTTTGCTTTAGTAGGTTTTAACGCAAGCCCGATTGTTAAGAAGCGGAAACCTCTACGACCTGTTTTTTCCATAACCTTAATAGGTAGTGGCTTGTCCCAAGTTGCAGGGAAACCAACTGTTCCAAACAATTTTACCATTGATTGATTGATGCCGCTTGAAACTGTTCCGTATGTCTTACCGTCCTTATCAATGAACACGCAACGTGTCGCGTTTGTGATTTCGCCTGTGCGTTCATCTTCAAGTGTGATTTTGTGCGCTACAAAGTTTGTTATTTCGATAACTTTACCAACGTAATCACGTAGTGCATAGTCTGTATCGTTTATTGCATTAAATACAATTGCTTTGTTTTCAAGTGTTCCGTCGTCCACAATAGAAGTGAACACTTCTTGTTCTGCATTCCCGAATTGTTCTTGAACGCTCATTTCATGTTGTGCATTTTCTTGCGCTATTAATTCGTTTGTTACTGCTTCATTCTTAATGTTTTCCATTATTTACTTTCCTCCATATCTTTTTTTGTTTCTTCTACTTCTTTCGCAATTTCGACGAATTTTTCAGTTTCCATACGATAAATTTTTTTACTTACTTCAACCGCAGTTACTACCACGTTTTTACCTTTATAATGTTTTCTGGCTACTCGGTCGGCTTTGTCAATATCATAATCGCCTAGAACTGTGAAGTTGGCTAACGGTACACCTGTAACGTTCCCGTCCTTGATTGTGATTTCCTGTGATGAAATCGTTGTGCTTTTTACTGCTTTAGTAATAAATTTTCGCATATTGTTATGTTCCTTTCTGTGAGGGGTTACCTCTTCCGTACCCTTGGTACACCATTATAATACCATACCTTTGTTTATTAGTCAATACTTTTTTTGTATTTTCTTCAAATATTTTTATATATCAAAATACATACAAAAATTGTTATAATGAAAATGTGGAAAATATATAATAAATATGAGGAGGTTTACACATGAACGAAGAAAGAAAAGAACCCATGACCTACGACGAACACGAAGCGTTATTGATACAGGTATCGAACGCAAACGGGGACGTTGGAAGTCTAACGGAAGCGTTGCAATCATTACGTGACAATTACAGATTGACACGTGACAGTTACGACGCTAACAGAACAGAACTTGAAGCGCTCAACGACAAGTATAAAAAATTAGAGCAAAAGAACCTTGACTTATTTATGCGTATCAGTGCAGAAGATAAGAAAGATGACGAGAACGACGACATTGAAAAAGACGATGAAGTGAAAGACTTATCGTTTGACGATTTATTCGACGAAAGACAAGGAGGTTAGAACATGTCAGTTAAAGGAATGAGCAAAAGCGCAACACCCGAAAAGATTCTAAACACTATTCGTGCAAACGCAACAAGTGATTATCAAAACCGTGTGCCTATTGCTACACAGAACAATATTGCGGAGGTAGGAAACGCAATTACAAATTACGAACCTACACGAAACGAATTTCTTAATGCATTAATCAATCGTATTGGTATGGTTATCATTCAATCACGTTTGTATGAAAACCCATTAAGAGAATTCAAAAAAGGAATGCTTGAATTTGGTAAAGATATTGAAGAAATTTTCGTTGAGATTGCAAAGGCACAAAGTTATGACCCCGAAGTGGCAGAAACAGAAGTGTTTAAAAGAGTTATTCCCGACGTGAAAACAATCTTCCACCGTATGAACAGACAAGACTTTTATAAGGTCACTATTTCCAACGACCAATTAAGAGCCGCTTTCTTATCATACAGAGGTATTGAAGATTTAATCGGTCGTATTGTTGACAGTTTGTATAGTGGGGATAATTATGACGAATTCTTACTAATGAAACATTTAATGATGGACTACGGGGACAAAGGTTTATTCTATCCTGTAACCGTAACCGCTATTACAGACGAAGCAAGCGCAAAGGCTTTCACAGTGAAATTGCGTGCTATGGCTAAAACAATCGGTTTCATGTCGAACAAGTACAACGCGCAAGGGGTACACACTTTCACACCTATGGAAGATATTATTATTTTCATGACACCCGAAGCCGAAGCACTTATGGACGTTGAAAGTTTAGCACGTGCATTCAATCTTGAATACGCGGACTTTTTGGGTCGTGTAGTTATTGTAGATGATTTTGGAGGTCTTGAAAATGTTCAAGCCTTAATGGTTGACCGTCAATGGTTCATGGTATATGATACTTTCTTTAACTTCACAGAGCAATATAACGCACAAGGTTTGTATTGGAACTATTTCTTCCACCACTGGCAAGTTCTTTCAACTTCACAGTTTGCAAACGCAATCGCATTTACTACTGAAACACCCGAAGTTACTAGCGTGACTTTATCGCCAAAAACTGCTGCTGCTTCAAAAGGGCAAAATGTACAGTTGACCGCAACAGTTGTTGCCACAGGAATGGCACCCGAAACGGTATCATGGGAAGTGACAGGAACTGAAACAGTTACAAGCACAATCACAAGCAACGGTTTGTTAACAATCGCAAGTGATGAAGCAAATACAACTTTAACAGTTACCGCAACGTCTATCTTTAATACAAGCAAGAGTGATACTGCCACTATTACGGTTAGCCCTTAATGAATTTTCAACCCGAAACGGTGGTACGTTTGTTATCGAACGTACCACTTTCTTTAAATGAAACCAATCAATTATGGTTTGATAGTGTAACCGCTCAAACCTCATACTTTAGTGGCAAGGTGGCGCGTACATTCAATGAATTTACTTACCAACGCAAGGAAAGAAATTATATTGCAGTACCTATCAATGCGGAACTATTATATAACTGTAATTACTTGATGTTTCAAAATTCAAACTACGCGAACAAATGGTTCTATGCTTATATCACTGACATTCAATATGTGAACCCTAATACTGCGTGGGTATTTTATCAAATTGACCCATTCCAAACATGGTTAGGACAAATACAGTTCAAACAATCATTCGTTGAAAGAGAACACACAACGCGATACAAGAACGGTGTACCTGTAATCAATACTATTGATGAGGGTTTAAATTATGGTACGGAATATCAAATCGTATCAGATACCGCTTATAAGAATTACGGTAACACGGTTTTTATACTTGTTACTGCTAAAGATTATTTGCATAAACTACCAAGCGGTTTAAATAGACCCTTTCCGCGAAATATAGGTAATGTTCCACAGAGTTTTTTTAATTATATATTTCCAATTTCATTGACTGGATATCGTGCATGGAATTACAAAGGAAATGCATTGCTTAGTTGGGGTGAATTTTATGCAAAAATAATCACCGAAAGTTCTTATATTGGTAAAGTTGTAAACCTTACATTACTTGATTATGTTCCATTAAATGTACAGGTAGATAATGCTGACGCTAATATTACAAACATGGATAATGTGGAATTATATAACGCACGTGATGATTTAGGTTTAGTGGGGTCAATACTATATGTTACAGATGGTGCTTTCTCAGAAAGTACGATAGATTGCGGTAATAAATATACAAATTTCCCTAACTACGCAGAGAGTAAATTGCTCATGTATCCTTATTCTTATACAAAAGTTACGGATATGAGGGGGAATGAATTTGATATTAAAAACGAATATATCAACGGTCAAAATCTTAAGTTTTCCGTGCGTGGTTCTATAGCTCCGCAAGTTAAGACAGCGTATGAAGTCGTAAATTATAAAAAGAAAACAAATTTGTTAGGTGGTATCATTAATAATAACGTATCAAGTATGGCAATTATTGATGATTATACGGCGGCTTATTTACAAGGTAATCAAAATACATTGATTAGTGGTGCGGCTGTCAATGCAGTATCTGCCATTGCAGGTACTGTTGGAAATTTGGCGGCGGGAAATTTAGCAGGAGTAGTTGGTAGCGGAGTAGGCGGTATTAATGAGATTATCCAATTAAATGCCAAGATGAAAGATATTGATAACCGACCACCAAATCTTAGAAATCAAGGAAATAATTATAACTTTGACTTTGCAAATGGATATACAGGTGTTAGAGTAATCAAATATACTGTTACAGACGAATACCAAAAGACATTAACCGATTATTTCAAAATGTTTGGTTATAAAATCAATCGAGTGAAATTACCTAATTTACACACACGTCAATCATGGAATTATGTAAAAACTGTTGATTGTACGATTGTAGGAAATATGCCACAAGACGACTTGAATAGTATCAAACAAATGTTCAATAAGGGTATTACATTGTGGCACAATACAAACGTAGGAAACTACGGACTACCTAATAATGAAATTTAAAAAGGAGGTTCACTATGGCAAACCCTTACAAAGTAACAAACCATGATAACAATATGTGTTTCAATGGTAAGCATAACAATTGGTGGTCGGCTTATTCAAATCAAGCGGTGTTCATTGATTATTACACACGTTTGAAAGAATACGCAATCAATATGTTTGAATGGCATAACCTACCCCCAAGTGTTGATGAACGTTTTCTTGAATTGTGCTTGTTTGAGTATGGATATGCAGTATTCTTCAAGAACAAAGACAACGGGCAACTAATGGCATTGAACAGTAGAATTGACGGACGTTTGAACGTTTACCGTGTACCCTTGTATCGTACCGCCTATGCAACAAATGGTTTTCAACAACAGTTGACTATTGATGATAGTGTGTTGATTTTCAACAACTATTTACGACAACCCACTACATTAACTATTGAACTGTTCGCAAAACGTTTGTACGAGGTGGAACAAACAATCATGGTAAATATGAAGTCACAGAAATTCACAACTATATTCAAGTGTCCCGAAAGTCAACGTCTTACTTTCAAAAATATTATGATGCAGTGGGACGGTAACGAGCCATTCATATTCGGCGACAAGAACCTTGACATAAACAGTATAGAGGTAATCAACGCACAAAGTCCATACAATATTGATAAAATGGATATTCATAAAAATATGGTATGGAATGAAGCAATGACATTTCTAGGTATTGACAACGCGAACACAGACAAGAAAGAAAGACTTGTTGAAGATGAAGTGACCGCAAACAACGGACAGGTCGAAGCGTCAAGATATATCATGCTTAACGCACGTCGTCAAGCGTGTAAGCAAATCAATGAAATGTTCGCAGAGGAATTGCAAGGTAAAAAAGTATGGGTCACTTTTAGAACCACAAATGAAAAGATTTATGAAGAAAAAGAAGCGGAGGAAGAATACGAAAATGTTTCACGTGAAACATTAGAGGGTTCAACCAGCGAGGGAGGAAGTGAACAACCTAATGAGTAAATATACAATGCAACTACGCTTCATATGTGAAAGCACCTTACAGAACAAAGGCATTGACATATCAACATTGACAGTTGATGAAATCATTGATCAATCAATGAATGACGTGTTCAATTTCTCTTTCCCTATTTATGACACTTCTTATTTACCAACTCTTGAACATAATATTATTAATCACTATTATACTAGGGAAATAGGACTTGAAACCGTGCAGTTATGGAAACAGAAATTGAACGCACGATTGAACTTGATTATGCCAAAGTACAACAAGATGTATGAAAGTGAAATATACAAACTTGACCCGTTGAGCAATAACAGTGAGGTAGAAAACTTTACCCGTGAAACGCAAGAAAATTCAAAAAGTGACGCGCACAGTTCAAGCACACGTAAAGGAACAGAAACAAGCGGTTCTACATCACAAAGCATTTACAGTGATACACCACAAGGACGTTTAAGTGGTCTTGATTATGCAACATCACTTAATGAAGATAAAAGTGACGGAACAAGTGAAACAAATGAAACAGGTAACGGAACAAGTACCGAAACGCAGAACGTAAACAATATTGAAAACTATATTCGTAAACGTAGCGGTTTGGTTGGTGTTACGGTAAGCAGTGGCATTGATGAATTTATTGAAAAATTTAAAAGTATAGACATGATGATAATTGAAGAATTAAGCGACTTGTTTATGCTTATATGGTAGGAGGAAAATATATGAATAATTGGGAAAACATCAAAATAACACCATTCAATTTCTACTGTCAACATGTGCTGCCTTTAGTGTATGATGAAAGTTTAAGTTATTATGAAGTATTATGTAAAATTCAAAGTAAATTAAATGAGGTAATAAAATCTCAAAACGATTTACAAGACGCATTTAAGAGTATGCTAGAATGGGTCAATAACCAATTAAAAATTTATACGGAAGAAATACTAAATGAAATGTTAGATAAAGGTCAATTATTAGTGGAATTGAAATATATAGCAGAAACCAAGACACTTAAAATGATTTTTGGAAAGGTGGTATAATATGCAAGAGTTACAAGTTTTGAATGTGAATAATGTCGATTATGAAATTGCAGACGGAAAAGCTAGGACAGATATAACAAATATAAAAGAAAAATCTTTTTTAACAAGTGCTACATTAAATGCAACATATACCCAAGAAACTAAAGCATTAAAAATAACACTAACTACTGAAAGCGAACAAATTGGAGGTTAAAATATGGCGAATAAAAAATATTTTTCAAATATCAATGAGGAATTTTGGGTTGATGATGAAGAAAAGACACCTAAAACAACCAATTATAAAGATAGCAAAAATAATGGTTTAGTGGTAAATGAAGTTTTAGATTGTGTATTATCATATTATTACAATAATGATAAATTATTCTACGCAAATAATACCGCTTTAAATGATACAATGGAAAATAGCGGTACTAAATTGGCTATCGATTGTAGTACATTAGTATGCTTAGCATTGAACGGAGTCAAATATGAAACATCACGTTATTCATTAGGAGGGACTAAATTCAATAATTTACCTGATTATCCGTGGGCAACAAATATTTATGATACAGGAACAGGAGTGTTCAGAAGATATGCAAATATGATAGGACAATACTTCTATGATATGGGTATGACATTTAACCATAATGATGATTTTACCAATCTAAGAACAGGAGACTTGATGTTCTGGAAAGGTGACCCTGTAGAAGGTAGTTTCATGGATATATCACATGTAGCAATATTCTTAAACTTAACAGTTGACAATAAGGTTCGATATATTGACGCAAATAAAAATCGTGAAAATGTTGTATCAATCGCAAGCAGTACCATTAATGATGATTTCAGAAATACGATATGTTTATGCGCTAGACCCGATTACAATGGAACAGATTACATCATATCACAAAATATTGTGAATGGAAATCAACCACATACTATACAGAATACATCCGGTATTAATTATACAACGTTATCCAGTTTGGAACGTGGTTTTTATACCATTTTAATAAAAGGAACAGGTGACGCACCGAGTGTTTCCTCTAACGGTTCTTCATTAGCGTGTACCCCTTTATTAGACGATTTATACGTTGCTTACATTCGTTTAGAAAACGTAAGCAATAAGAACATAAAAATTTATGTGTCTAATAACGCTAAACGTTTCAATTTAGAATGGGTATGTGTATATAGACGTTTCATAGAAAACCCTTACCCTTTCTATATTGAGCCAACAATCAGAGGAAATCGAGGAAAAGTACGATTGACAACAGATAAGACCATGTCACAATCAACAAGTGCTTACCAGTTAGTACAATTTGATACAATTGTGGGAAATAATTGGAGTGGGATATACCATCTCTCAAATGACGGTTGCATTTCTATCGAAGAAACAGGGCAATACTTGGTCAATATTGCTATTGCTAACAAATCGAATGCCTTCGCAAACTATCGAGCTATTTCAATGCCCCAAGGAGGTTCACAAATAACACCACTTTCCGCATCCAATATTATTGGGGTTAGTGGTCACGCTACATATTCACATATGACATTCGGTGGCGTGTTCAATCGTGGAGAAAGAATAGGACTTCAAATAAATAATACAAGTGATATGACATTATTGAGTGGTAGTTTTGGAACATACATTGAAGTCATTAAATTATAGGAGGATTGTTATGAATTGGAAAACAAAATTTGATATGTTAATAGGTTTCTTTGGTGGCATCATTTCATATCTTTTAGGGGGTTGGGATATTATCCTAACTACCCTAGCCATTTTCATGGTATTAGATTATATCACAGGAATGATTGGTAGTTTTATTGAAAAAACATGGAACAGTGAAAAAGGGGCTATAGGATTGATTAAAAAGGGTACAATCGTTCTACTTGTAATTTTGGGTGTATTTTTAGATAGATTAATAACTGGCGATAAATGGGTTTTCAGAACTGTAATATGTATGTTCTATATCGCAAATGAGGGACTAAGTATTGTTGAAAATTGCGGTCGTATTGGTTTGCCTGTTCCAAAGTGTTTACTTGACGCATTGGAACAGTTGCGAAAAGATAACGACACCGACAACACAGGAAACTAGAGAAATGGCAACATGGATAAGTAGAGCGGGTGGACTAACCCAAGAAGAAATGGAAAACAACGCAAACATTGTTATAACCACTTATCGTGCAATGGGTTATAATGATATGACTATTGCGGGAATACTAGGTAATATGCAAAATGAAAGTTCAATCAACCCCGAACGTATCGAAGCGGGAGGGGGTGGCGGTTATGGTTTGGTTCAATGGACACCGCAAAGTGTTTTGATAAACCATTGTAATACGTTGGGAGTTTCCCCGTACAATAACGGGGACGTACAACTTCAAGTTATCGACGCAGAAATACTAGGCAACCCGTCAAGCGTCAATGAATGGTATACAACACAAGGTTTCATAGACCAGTTCAAACCGAGCGGAGCAACCGACGACATGGTAGGAATTACAGGGGAACAGTTCAAAACAAATAGTATGAATTGGACGCCCGACAAACTAGCGCTTATGTTCATGGTTGGTTATGAACGACCAAGTTATGACCCCGAAACAAATCACATTGACAAGAGAAAAGCAGACGCATTGACGTGGTATGAGTACATGGGCGGAGTTATTCCGCCTCAACCACCAAGAGGAAGTGGTAAGTCACTTATAACATTATGGTTATGCAAAGCACTAACAGGAGGATTATAGAAAATGAAAAAATATGGTTTAGATTTAAGTACACATAATGGAGGTTTAGACTTCCAAGCAATCAAAAACGCGGGTAATGAATTCGTTATCTTACGTTGTGGTTATGGTTCGGCAAGTTCTCAAAAAGACACGCATTTTGAAGAATATTACAAACAGGCAAAATCAGTAGGTTTACACGTAGGTGCATACTTGTACAGTTATGCATTAGATACAGTAGGAGCGTTAGCAGAAGCAAAAATGTGTTGCAAATGGTTAAAGGGTAAACAATTCGATATGCCTATCTATTATGATATGGAGGACGCGGACGGTTACAAGAAAAAACACGGTATGCCAAGCAATGCTACATTGTCGGCAATCTGTGAAACGTTCTGTGACTACATGGAAAAACAAGGGTATTACGTTGGTATTTATGCTAGTGAAAGTTGGTTAAAAAATCAACTTGCAAGTGTTGTTTCAAAAAATAAATGTGATTTATGGTGTGCAAATTGGGGTACTAATGATGGAACACTACAAAGTGACAAGTCAAACAATTATCCTTTACACCAATTCACGAGTATGTATTCATTAAGTGGTAAGCGTTTCGATCGTAACGTATTATACTATGACTACCCTAGACTATTAAAAGAACGTGGTTTCAATGGTTATAAAGGTGGAACAGTTACAGAACCAACAAAGAAAACTATTGAAGAACTAGCAAAAGAAGTCATTCAAGGTAAGTGGGGTAATGGTGCGGAACGTGTACGCAGATTAATACAAGCGGGATATGACGCTAACGCAGTTCAAAACAAAGTCAATGAAAAACTAGGTGTAAAAGTAAAAAACATTGATACACTAGCAAAAGAAGTCATTCAAGGTAAGTGGGGCAACGGTCAAGACAGAAAAAACCGTTTAACACAAGCAGGATATGATTACAACGCAGTACAAAAGCGTGTTAATGAAATGCTTTAATGAACAATTTAAGAACATAAAGAAATTTATGTTCTTATGTGGTTTATTAAAAGGAGGTAATTATATGTGGTATAGTGCGGATAGAGTTTTGACACTCAATGCGTTATTCAATTTTATTATTTCAAACCGTGGAGGTGGTAAGACATACGACTTCAAGAAACGGGGGATAAAACGTTTTATAAAACGAGGTACACAATTCATTTATTTAAGGCGTTATAAAAGTGAATTGAAAACAATACAAACATTTTTCAATGATATTATAGCGAACGACGAATTCCCTAACCATGAATTCAAGGTCAAAAGTAATACATTCTATTGTGACGGTAAAGTGTGTGGTTATGCGGTTGCATTGTCCACCGCTATGACATTGAAAAGTACGTCTTTCCCATTAGTTGACTTGATAGGGTTTGACGAGTTTATTATCGACAAAGGAGCAATTCGATACTTACCCAATGAAGTAACCGCGTTCCTTGAAATGTATGAAACAATAGCACGTAAACGTGACAATGTGCGTGTTATATTTATGGGTAATGCAATAAGTATTGTCAACCCTTATTTCTTATATTGGAATATACAACCCGACTTGAACAAGCGTTTCAATAAATACGGTCATATTGCGGTTGAGATATTTAAAGACGAAAAATTCATTGAAGAAAAGAAGAAAACAAAGTTCGGTCAAATAATAGAGGGTACAGACTATGGGAATTATGCAATGGAAAACAAATTTGTTAATGATAACGAATATTTTATTGAAGAACGAACACAGAACGCACGCTTTCAATGTGCAGTATTCTTCAATGGTAAATATATAGGGTTTTGGTTTGATTTTAAAGAGGGTAAAATATATGCGTCTTATAAATATGACCCCGATACAAGTTTTATGTTTGCGGTAACGACAAAGGACTTCAAACCTAATATGATGTTGATTCGTAATGCTAAAAAGTCGTATTGGTTAGGAAACATTATAAACGCATTTCAAAATGGTTACTTATATTTTGAAAACCAACAAGTCAAAAACTTATGTTATGATATGCTAAGAATTTTAAATATCTAAATAAAACACTTTACATACGCTATCATATCTGTTATACTATTAATGTAAAGAAAGGAAGCACTTAAAAGGAGTTGCACATTAAAACTAA